CTTCGACACGTGGGCCGAACCGGTGACCTTCATTCCGGCCGCCGGCGGCACCATGACGTCGCTCTACGGGCCCAATGCGGGGCGTGGTGTATTCGACGACGGCTTCTCGACGGTTCTTCCGCCGGGGAGCGACATTCCGGTATCGGTCGACAAGCCGGTGCTCGGCGTTCGGCTATCCGAATTCAGTGTTGCACCGGCGCAGAACGACCAGGTTTTCGTTCCGAGAACGAACTCGACCTACATCGTTCGGGATCCAAAGCCGGACAGCCACGGCCATTCGCTTCTCGAGCTGCAGTTTGTTAGCTCACCGTGATCTTGAAATCGAACGGCGGTCAGCTGGTCGAGCTGAGCGCGCAGCTGCTCAAGGGCTTCACGGACGCCGGCGAGCGGGTGCTTATCGCGCGCAGCTGGCCGACGAAGGCGGGCGCGTTGCCCGACCTGATCGTTGATCCGCTGTATCGGGAGAAGAAGCAGTCGCTTGGTAAGAACGCTCCGCAGTTCGACACCGAAGTGGTCATCACGGTTCGCGGCCGCGTGTCATCGCCTGCAGGCGTGGATGACGCTGGCAGCTTCAAATGCGGCGAAGCGATCGAAACGATCAAACGGCAGATAGAGCGCCGCCTGATCAACGCCTACCCGATGATGCTCAAGATCGAGCAGTTCACGACGATCGAAACGGCATTTGTGATCAACACCGAGAACGCCCTGGCGATCGGTGAGGTGCAAATGACGATCGGCATGGGCATCTATGAAGGCACCGAGGACTTCGCGGCAACCGAGGCTGACATGCTCGCCGAAGTCGCGATCTACCCGGATCTCACGAACGTCGCCGATCCGACCGGCACGTACTCACAGCATCCCTTCCCGAATTCAGTCGTGCCAGCGCCGCGCACGACGGGGCCCGACGGCCGCGTCGAAGGCGGCGGCCTGGTCATCGACACCGACCCCGACAGCTGAGGTACCGCACATGCGCGTGAAGCCTGCTCCCGGCATGAAGATCCGGCATCCGATCACGAGAGATCTCTTCGACGAGACCGAAGTGTTCGACGTCGATCCCAACGATTTCTTCTGGGCGAAGTTGCTCGAGCATCGCGACATCGAGCCCGTCGAAGAATTCGACCCCACGAAACCCGCTTAATCGGAGGATCCACCTTTGCCCGTTCCCTTTAAGCAGATCCCGAGCAATCTCCGCGTCCCGCTCTTCTACGCCGAGATTGATCCGTCGTTTGCCAACACGCGCCAGGTGACGCAGCGCGCGTTGCTCATCGGTCAGAAGATGACGGCGGGTACGGCGACGCCGGACGTTCCCGTGCAGTGCCAGAGCGTCTCGGAGGCGAAGAGCCTTTGCGGGCAGGGCTCGATCCTCGCTCAAATGGCGCAGACCTATCGTGCGAACGATCCGTTCGGCGAACTGTGGCTGTTACCGGTGGCCGATGCCGGCGGTGCCGTCGCCGCGACTGGCAGCGTCAACTCGACCAACGCCGCAACGGCGCCCGGCACGCTGTACCTCTACATCGCCGGCATGTTGGTCACGCTGGCGCTGACTGGCTCGCAGACGGCCAACCAGATCGCCACGGCACTCGCGGCCGCAATCAACGCGGTCAACGATCTGCCCGTCACCGCGGTCGTCGACGGCGTGACGCTGTCGAAGGTCAACCTGACCGCGAAGAATCTTGGCGTCTGCGGGAACGACATCGACATCCGGTTCAACTACCTCGGCGCGGCCGGCGGACAGACGTTCCCGACGGGCTACGCGGCTACGATCGTGGCGATGGCGAGCGGTGCGACCAATCCGACGCTCACAACCGCGCTCGCGAACCTCACCGACCAGCCGTTCGACTTCATCGCGATCCCGTGGACGGACACGACGTCGCTCGACGCTCTGAAGACGCTTCTCAACGACACGACCGGTCGGTGGTCCTGGAACGTCCAGGTCTACGGTCACATGATCACGGCCTTCCGTGGTACATTCGGCGCGCGCGTGTCGCTCGGCACCGGCCGCAATGATCAGCACGCGTCGATCATGGGCTTCTTCGACAGCCCGACACCGAACTGGAAGTGGGCGGCCGCGATCGCCGGTCAAACGGCGGTGTCCGTTCGCGCCGATGCCGGCACGCCGCTCCAAACCCTCCCGCTCTTCGACGTCCTCGCGCCGCCGCTTCAATCGCGGGACTCGCTCACCAACCGTAACACGCTGCTGTTCGATGGCGTCTCGACGTTCACAGTCGACGCCGCCGGCCAGGTGCGGATCGAAAACCTGGTCACGACGTACCAGCTCAACTCGTTCTCGCAGCCTGACAGCTCGTATCTGCAGGTCGAAACGATGTTCCTGCTGATGCTCGTGCTGCGCGCAATGTCGTCGCTGGTCACCACGAAGTATTCACGCGTGAAGCTGGCGGCCGACGGCACGCGCTTCGCGCCCGGTGCCAACATCGTTACGCCGGCAGTCATCCGCGAAGATCTGATCGCGCTTTACCGCGAGCTGGAGTACGAGGGCTACGTTCAGAACAGCGCGGCGTTCGCGCAAGGCCTCATCGTTCAGAAGAACGCGACCAATCCGAACCGCGTCGACGTGCTCTGGCCCGGCACTCTCATCAACCAGCTCAGGATCTTCGCGGTGCTCGCGCAGTTCCGTCTGCAATAGGAAAGGCTTAAGCGATGTCCCGACTAGCAGGAACGGCCTACCTCGCGATCGACGGCAAGAACGTGGCGCTTGTCGGCGATTTCGAGTGGGATACGGGCACCGTCGCGCGCGAGACGCTGACGGGCATGGACGGCGTTCACGGCTTTAAGGAGAAGCCGAAGCCCGGACGGATTAAGATGACGGTCCGCGACGCCGGCGATCTGAGCGTCGCGGCTTTCAACAACCTCACCAACGTGACGGTCACCTGCGAGCTGGCGAACGCCAAGCGCGTCACCGGCCGCAACATGTGGCAAGTCGGCGATCTACCGGTGAAGTCTGAAGACGCCACCTTCGAGCTTGCGTTCGAGGGCGTCGCGGGCAGCGTCAACGAAACAACGGCGACGGCGTGATCATGGACACGAAGACCATCACCCTGAAGAAGCCGATCGAGCACGGCGGCCAGACGTACACCACGATCGAGCTCGAGGAGCCTACTGCGGGCCAACTCGAGAAGGCCGGCGGCCACGCGGCGACCATGACGCAGCAGATCGTTCTGATATCCGAGGTGGCGAAAATCCCGCCGGACGCAGTGCGCAAAATGCGGAAGAGCCAGCAAGAGGAGGCGTCCGCGTTCCTCATGGGTTTTACGTTCGTCGCCCCAACGACTGGCGACAAGTCCTTGCAGGACTAGCGAAGTTTTACTCCTGGCCGCCCGGCGCGATCTGGGCGCTCAAGTGGTCGGAGCTGCTCTTCTGGAATGAAGAGGCGAAGATCCTCATCAAGACGTCCAAGGAGAACGGGTGATGTCGGGCGGTAGGCGCTTCAAAATCGAAGTCACCGCCGTCGATGCCGCGACGCCGGTGATTGGCAAGGTCAACAAGGCGATCGGCGACCTGCAGAAGCCGGCGGCTCAGACGGACGCAGGCCTGCGCCGCATCGCCGACAGCGCCGCGCTCGGCAATCTCTCCAAAGAGCTTACGAAGATCGGCCGCGGCGCGCAGGACGCCGTCGGCTGGATCGGCGAACTCATTCCGCAGTTCGGCACGATCGCGGGCATCGGTTCGGCCGTCGGCTTTGCCGCGTTCACCAGCCAGTGGATGAGCAACGCCGCAAACATCGGTCGCACCGCTCAAGCGATCGGTCAGAGCACGGCGCAGCTGCAGGTGTGGCAGTCGGCGGCAAGATCGGCCGGTCTCACAAACGAAGATCTCAACTCCGCACTCGAGTCGTTGACGAATACGCTGCAGGACGCGGTGTCGGGCCGGAATCAAGAGATCCTCGGCGTGATGAACCAACTGGGCATCCGGCTGCAGCGCACTGAGGACGGCGCCGTCGACGCGACGGCCGCGTTGATGGATCTGTCTGCCGCCTTCGATGCCACGGCGAAGCGCAACGGCGTTCAGTCGGCACGAAACCTCGCCAATGCGTTCGGGATCGGCAATTTGATCCCGCTGCTCGTGCAG